GCAGTAGTGGCAGAACCACATTACTTCGGTGCCTTTTCGCGTTATGGACAGGCTGCGATCTGCCTTGTTTCTTCGCTGATCGGAGCAACGGGGGCAGCGGTATTTTCGCGAACCGTCTGCCCCCGCTACCAGTCCTCCGATTTCAGCGTTATCCTGTTGCCAGCCCATAGTTCGCAAACCGCTTGCCGTCCTTGTGCTGATACTTTGTCTCGATCTCCAGCCCGTCTTTCCTCAACTCATCTATTCGAGCCGCTAACCGGAATGAACCGAAATTCTTCAATGCCTGAGCCGGGTTTAGCCGTCTGCCCCGCTTTAGCCATTTTTCGATCTGTGCTTTCTGACTCATTTTAACCTCCTAGATTGGTGATATTGGAAAGTCCACCTGTTCATGCGCCCTCCACCGACTGGCGAATCTGTCTACATCAGACGTAACCTCGAAAACGTCAATGCTCAGTTTCGCCGCTTCGGCGTAGGTTTTGTAGCTACAGATTTCTATGATCTGCTTATCGTCAAGTATCGCCATGTTTTCGCCGCAAATCCCATCCAGAGCGGCTTTCACGACGTTATCCAGATCAGGCTTGATGGCGTGGAACCCACCAGTCTCAAACAATTCCGCCCGTTTCTTCTTACTGAGACTGCGTGGCGGCTCGAAAAACACCCCAACATGAACAATGCACGGCGTTTCCAGTGGCTTCCGCCCCGCCATGAGAATCATCGTGGCGTTGCGGATGCGGCCCTCATATTCTCGCGTCTTCTGGGGCGTGTAAACGTGGCCGGTCCGGGCCATGCGGGGGCGTCCCTTGGGAACGGGAACCCCCGGCACGTCGAGATGGAAGAATGGTGCGTCAGCCAACGCGCTCGCCCTTGACGACGGCATCGTGGACGTCCAGCCACCGCTGGAACAGCGTTTCATCTCCGCCAACCGCGATCACGGCTTTGATAATGGCTTGAGCTTGGATGGAACGCTCCCTGTTGGCCTGTGGGGCGTTGGCAACGCCCATTGGGGTGTTATGCGGCCTGCCACCCCCGTTTGACGGCACCAGCGCCAGCGGGGGCGCTACGGGAGCCTGAGAGCCATCACCGTTTGTGACTTCCTTGATGATGCCCTTGCCGACGCTCCGCTCCATCACGCCCTTATAGTCTTTATCGAAGAATGGGATCTCGTATGACTTCCCGACTTCCACTTCGGCCACACGGTCGTTCCAGATTTTGATCTGCTGCCCGTCTTCGGTGTGCAGCATGTTAGGGCCACTCCCGCTTGAATAGTCGATCTTGCTGATCGTGATTTGCATGTTCGCCATAATCTCCTCCGTTCTCCGGTTGGTGATAAGGGTGGGGACGCGGCGGGGTTGGAAACGCCGCGCCCCCGCGCAACAGCGAGAGGCTAAAGCCGCCGTCGCGCAATTCTTTTCATTAGAACACCTGTGGACGTGGCTGGTATCTCGCCAGCATCAAAGCGGCCTCGAACGCGGCCAGATCGGTGGCGTAATGCTCATTGCCAAACGACACCGGGTCAATCTTGCCGGTGGCCCTTGAAAACCTGACCAGAGTGCAGCCGTCGATCTTTTCTCCTGCCTCTTCGAGCATCGAGCGGTAGGCACACAACTGTCCGACGTGACCATGCTTGAGACTGGCCTTGAGATCGGTCGCGCCCTTCCAATCGATGACGTGAATCTGCCCGTTCCGCAAACGTGTGACCATATCCACGGTCCCGGCGATGTTCCACTTCAGCGAGTACAGGCGACGTTCCGTATGTAGAACCTCCGCAACGTGCTGTTTAAACCACTCCCCAAGGCTTTTCTGACACTTCGCCGCGTCCTCATCCTCTGAAAGATCGGGGTCCAAGCCGTGCGCGGTGCTTTCTATGTATCGATGCACCTCAATTCCGATTGCCGCCGCTCTTTGCGACTGGCGGTTTGGTTCGCCGCAAATGTCCTTGGCCCATGCCAGCTTTGACTCGTCGCCGTCGAATGATGTCGGGATGTCGGACGCCACCAGATGCTCGCGTACCATCTTGGCCGCCCATCCTGACGCCACTCCGAAATTCACCGGATAGCCACCAGAAACTGCGCTCACCGTCAGCGGAACCTTCTCGCCGTTCCATTCGTAGCGGTGGCGGCCGTCCTCGTACGTCAGTGTGCCGCCCATCGTGCTAATAATTTCCATCTAATGCCTCCCTCTTAAAGTGTTGCCTGCTGCATCGCCCAGCCGGTGTGCGTGCCAAGGTCAAGCGCAAGGATGCTGGTCATACGAACAGCCCTTCTTGCGCGTCATAGGTTTCGTGCCGTGCCGTCTTTCGGAACCTGTCATATTCTTCAAACGGTGCGCGCTTCCAAACCCAACCATTCGCCCAACGGGCAACATCTTTCAATTTCTGCGATGTCCAATCAAATCGCACGTGCGGATCGCGGCGCAGCGCAGTCAGCTTCATGTACGGTTGTACGTGTGGTTCGCAACCGTATTCCAGAATTTCGTGGATGCGCCGCATGCAATCATCGAACGGTTCATTGCCTATCAGCACATAGACGCGCTTCCGCTTCTGCGGTTCACTTCTGAGCATCGCCATTACGCGGATCACATCGCGCCGTTCTTTCGCTTCGTCATAAGCAAAGCGCCACGGTCCGCCGCCAGCGTTCACCAGTTCCTTCCAGCGGTCATAGACTTCTGCTGTGAAGGTTATCGGCTCGAAGCCGGAATTGGCGTCGCGCAGTTTGACGCCTTCGGACCGGTAACGGGCGATGATGTGATTTTGATAATCGCCGGGAAGTGCTGACAGATTGCTGTCGCAGAGAATCGGGCGCACCGGGAAGTCTGGCAGCAGCGTGAAGTCGCGCCCTTCCATCGCCGGTACGATACAGAACCAGCAGCCTACGGGACAGCCACGGCTGGCAATCGTGGCGCTAGGATTGTGTTTGGATATGGCATCAGGGAAGGTGTTCTGGATTTCAGCCACGTCCGCCAAAATGTGCTGCATCTTCACTAGAAACAACGCTGGACCGCCAACGACAACACGCTGACCGCATGCCTTGGCAAATAGGGCGCGGCTGTACGCTTCATCCAGCTTGTAGGTGAAGGCGACTGACAAATACGTGGTGTCGCCGTCTTGCCACTCCGCAAGTCCACCAACCCACTTCACGGCAGCAGCCGCAGTTCGCGGTTGTGTGCCGCCCATCGTGTTAATAATTTCAGTCATACCAAATACCTCTCTCCATGCTGCTCGACCAATTCCCGTGGCACAAAGAAAGCTGAACGCCCCCCAACGGTTCGCCAGTATTGTTCCACCTTGCCGTACCTCGCCAGAATGGGGCCGTGAACATCAAAAAAATGCGGGTCTGTCGTGGGGATGACGAGGAAAAAGAGCTTGTCATCACCATCCGGCGGGTGCAGAAGCAACGACGTGTTCGACGGCTTTGATGTCGAACGTACTTCATAGTCACCAACGTCACCGGGGTTGTAGGTGCCAACCGCAGCGGACCAGAACTTGTCCAGCATTTTTGCGACAACAAGCTCACCAATGCAGCCGATGATGTCGCTTTGCCATCGCCCATCCATGCTTTCTGTCATGCCATACCGCCCCTTCGCGTTACGCCTGATCGATGTGACAACGCGCATGCACCCCGCAAAGCTGGCCTGAATCAGCTCCGGGTTTGTGATCCTTATTTTTTTCAACCCACGCCACCCACTTCTCTAATTTCTATCGCGTTCGGGTAATCGACACTGGCATCAGCGATTGAATCGTATGCCGCCTCGTGGGTGTTGAATCCGTCGCCGTCGCAGAAATCGCAGACGCGAACCGCATAGACGTCGTGCGCGATTTGGTGATCAGTTTGGCCGAGTCCGGCGCAGTCCGCGCAGGGTAGATCAATCTGGAAACGGCTGTCCTCATAGGTCAGCATGGAGTACACCTATGAATTTCTCTGGAACTTGCGATCCCTCGAGTCTGCCTCGTCGCCAAAACATGTACTCCGCGCAGAGATTTATTGCCTGCCGCGCAGGGGCCGGCCAATGGTTGTTGCGGAACATTCCCCGCCGCTCAAGGGCAGCAAGGAAGTCCCTCGCCAAGTCAAGCGCCTCCTCTGTTTGTTCAATCTCTTCGGGTGTCCGGCTCTCCCACTCCAATGTCTGCCGCTGATAGATCTCGTCAATTTCGTCGGCGAACTCCTCGACAGTCATTTCAGAGTCGTCCACGTTTTGCTGCGCGGCGGGAAATTGAATCACATCTTTGTCGTCTGATTCGCCCATCTCAGTCCCCAATTCGATCATATTCCCGCTCGTCGATTTCCTGCGCGGCGGAATAGCAGCGACTGATTGCTTCGCGCAGACGTTTGGCGGCGTGTTCCGCATCCACCGAAACGGTGTGGAACCCGATCAGGCAATATTCTCCCAAGGTTGGAAGCGCCCCGCCGCGCTCTAGCTCAGTCTCCCTGCTAGTTGAGAGCGTGTAAACGCGCTCCAGCGTCTTGGCTAGCGCCTCTAGCTGGGCGATGGGCGAGAGCAAATCAAAATCATCCTCGCCTATCTCATATTCACGATTATCGACAGGATTATTAAGGCTATCCACCATGTCGCCGGTTCCATCGTTTGATTCCTCCTGATCGCCGGGGAAATGCACCGCGCCGGTGCGCGGATTAACAAATGGTGATTTCATACTAGCCTCCAGTTTTTTGATTCGGTTTCGTAGCTGCCGCCTCATGGCGTTGCTACCCAGATCAGAACGAATACGCCAATCACCAAAACGAACCCCGAACAATCTGTCCAGAAATTCAAGCGCGGGGATTTACGCCGCCGCGCGCCACCTGACATCGTGACGCTTAACAAGCGTTGAAATCTGGTGCCGTCCTTGGGATGGAATTTTGTCATCTGATAGCCTCATTTGCTTCAAGAAGTTCATCATACACAGATCGCGCACAAAATAAACACCTTATATACACTCTGCGTATCCGCTACATCTAGGAACACTTTTTAAATCTTGTTCCTGTACAAATCCGAACCACTGGTTTGAGGGGTTTGGAACCACTGAAATCAGGGGTAGGGAAGGCGGCATCGCCACCTCCCCCGGCCTGTCTGTTTACGCCGCCAACTGAAGGAAGGGAACGCTGCTCGTCCAGCGTGATACTTCCATCTCCCGATTCATCATCGTAACGGCAGCGGTATCGCTCTTGGTTTCCCGCAAGGCGAAGCCGTTATCATTGGCGTGGCTGCTGTAGTTAGTAAAGGCGCTGTAGAGGGCGTAGACGTTTGCGCCCCGCGTCTCGGCCTCTTCCTTGAAGAGCGCCACCATCTTGTCGGCTTTGCGCTCGCCGGGAATTACAGCCTCGATAACATCGGTGGCTGTTGAGACTGAAACAGGCGTCTCGGCCCAACGCTGGAGCCGCTGCCCATGCCCGATGAAATCATTCTTGGATCGTTGCAGATCAGCCAAGAAGTTTTCCAGCAGGAAGTTGCTGGAATTCTTCCGCCGCACCGTATCGTACTCGCCGATGATCTGGCCGTTGGTGCAGTAGCTGTCGATGGCACCATACAAGACGGTGTTGCTGCAACTGCCGTCGATGCCGTGGGGAGATATAATCCGATAGTGGACATCGGCTTTGTGCAGCAAGCTCTCCACCGTGAACTTGACGGCAGGCAATGACAAATCCATGCAGGCCCAGCCACCGTGGCGGGCCAGATGCCAGCGGGCCGTCATGCCCGCCAAGTCTGCCTCATCCAGTTCCTTGATGATCTCGCCATAGACACCGCGAGCGAAATCACCGTGGCTGGCACAGGTAAAAGTATGGCCGACAGCATTAATATACTGATCGGTGTCACCGTTGATCACATACTTGAGACGATCAACTTTGGTTGGCTCGAACCGCACCGGGAAATCGATAGCCTGCGGCACCACTAGCTCGCTGGTTTCAAAGTGCTGCGCGTCGGTGGGAACTCGTGCTACTGAATTATACATTTTCTTAACCTCCTCAACCGGCATGATCGCCGTGCATACGCCGGGGCTGGCCCGACGCATACAGAGCAGCCCTACTTGCTTGAACGCTGCCGAATGATTTTCATCTCGCGGCCAAAATCTCCTGCCATCCCCATGTTGAGAATTGCGGCGCTGGGCTCATCGCGGAACAATTTGCGCCCCGCTGAAATCGCCGCGCTCTTGGTTTCAAACCACTCGCTGTCACCTTCGTAGAGATGATGGCTCTTCGCAGTGCCGTGGGTTGGGACGACTTCCCAACCGGGGTTGCACTGGTAGATGGAGATTTTCTTGACGGGGAGTTCGTCGGTAACGTCAATGTCGCCGAGGAATCCGACAACGCGGTATTTGCTACTATTCATGATTTAGCCTCCTTCGATCCGGCAGGATTGCCATGTCTGGGCTGGCCGAAGCCAACCCATCCAAAGCCACCCTTAACCTGTTATCATGAATCCAGCGGAGGGGATCGTAACCATGTCGCCTTCGTAAGAGGTGCGGCTCAACCAGCTGATCGGGAATATGGCGGTGAAGCGTCCCTCGCGGTTGCAGACGGTCAGGTAGTCGATGCTGGGAAACAGCTTGGCTACTGCCTTATCCAAATTCGCCTCTGTCTTATATGAACGGGCGCTGTCGATATTTAAGGTTGTCATGATTTAGCCTCTTGGTTAATTGCTTATATAAGCATTATATACACTCTGCCCACGGTGTAAACACTTATTATATACAAAGTGTATATTTATTTGCTATAATCGCTTGGGCGGAAACAACCGGGTTCGCGGCCAACAGGCGGTAACAATCAACACAGGAGCAGCGCAGATGGTATCTGAGGTAGAGGAATTTCTAGCGGACGTGTCGGCCTTTGGCGTCCGGCATGGCTGGAGTGATACAAGGATTGGCGAGGCGTATGGCAACCGCGCAATCATCCATCGAGCAAGGAAGGGTGTGGAGGAAGGCAAGGTTCGGATACGCCGGGGTACGATGCTAAGGGTGCGCAAGTTCATGGCCCAGCGGGACGCGGCGTCATGACGTGGCGGCAGATACCAGCGGCGTTACAGGCAGCAGGACTTACGCCGGTGGAGAAGCTGGTGCTGGTGGGGCTGGTGTATTTTGCCGATCAGCACGGGGCGAACAGCTACCCATCCCAGCAGACATTGGCGGGGCTGTGCAACGTCGGAAGCAGCACGATCAAGCGAGCCATGAGGAAGCTGCGGGAGATGGAGTTGATAACGCCGACAGGCAAGGGCCGGAAAGGCACGGTGCGCTACACCATAAACCTAGAGATGACGGCACTGCCACGGAATAGGGGGGTGCCACCACAGGCCGTAGTGGGGGGCCGTGAG